TGTGAACTATACGATCACCATCTACAACATTATAAAAACGTTTTTGTGTGCCTGCAAATTCTTGTAGCACAATATCAATTCTATAATTTTGTACACTGACACTGTTTTCATTGACTTTTTGAGACAGTGCCATTTTTAATTCAACATCCTGTTGTGCATGTTCTGCAACCATTTTGGTGGTTGTGTCAACAGTGTTGAGTTTGTTTAGTATTTCGTACATGGCTTTGGTATCATTATCCATTAGTTTCTCCCAAACTTGTTTATGTTCAATTTATAACTAACGTCTTGTTGATCAACGTTCTTGTCAAGAACTCCTCTGCCCACCAAAGTTTGCGCTATGTACTGTTCTCTTTCACTGAGTGTGCTGCGCTCCAGCAGCGTGTCTTCCTTGAAATATTTTTCAATGAAGGCATTTTCTCTGGTGTTGATCCAAGTGTAAATTCCGCCTTTGGTGACTATACTTCTCATCTTTGCTCTTCCGGTGCTTGTGATTGTTGTGGATTCAATATTCTGCTGGGTATTCCTGTTGGTATTTTTGCACTCATTCTAGTTGCACGTCTGTTGGATGCATTTGCAGCAATGTTCATTTCTCTGTTGGCATCAGCAGCTTGTGCATTGGTACGTCTAGTCTGATTGGCAACATTGCTGGTCTGTTGACGCATATTTGCTTTGCTGATGCCAGGTCCTGGTTCATCTCTCATGCCATAACCTGTGGGGCTTTCAGTGACGCCCGGTCTTGGTTTGAAGTTTTTCTGCATCAGTGTAGGGTTTTTGCCATCATCGTCCAGTTCGTATAAATCAAAAGAATCTTCTGGGACATTGTATTTTTTAGCCAATGCACGTATAAATGCATCCACACTATCAAAACTTTTTCCATCTAATTCAAATTCTGCGCCGCTGGCAACTGTTTTACCATTGATAACAACTTGATGTTTCCAAACATCATCTGTGTAATCATCTGGTAAACCCATGTAAATCATGTTGTTAGACTGTTCACTGATAACTTCAAATATTTTCATTTTCTTCTCGTCACTTTATTGAGTCTTTGCAATGCTCTACTTGCAGGATTAAACTTTTTAGTACGCTGTGCTTTTTTCTGCAAACGCTTGCCCATTTTGGCCTTGGTGCGTTTGAGTGTCATGCGCTTTTTGATATCAATTGGTGCACTGCACTGACTGGGACTGCTTACCAATCTACCAGCACGTTTGCCTACACTGCAACGATATTTGCGTGTTAGACTTTTGCCTTTGCGGGCCCACACCAATTGCGCTTCAACCACATTACAATTATGTAATTCATTTAAGTTCATATGTGTATTTATACAGGGGAAAGAGTTATTGCATCAACAGTACGATGATGGTGGATAACACGCCAGCTACTACAGTTGCAGCGGCGCCTAGCAATATTTTATTGCTGTTTTGGTGCATTTTGAGATTTTCTTCTCTCATCTCTTGAATATCTTTGCGCACGTCTTTGATTTCTTTTTCAACACGGTCCAGTCGTGATTCCAATCCTTTGTACCTTTCTGCACACAGGTCCACATGAGCTTCTAAGTTGGTGCGCTCTAATGATGTTGTCTCGGTTGACATAGTTCAGCTTTCCTGTCACTTCTTGTGACTTAGTTAAAACAGGGTGCCTCTATTGTATGTTTGCCTTAATTTGTGCCTTGATTTTTGCCTACGTTATATTTAGTGAATCGACGGGTTAATTATAAAGTATAAGTTAATACTATTGGGGTCTACAGTTTCAAAACTTTTGGTTTTTATCTCACAGGTTTCTTCCAATTTGGTTAGTATAGCAATACCATTGCAGTCATAAATCAAATTATGAATAGGATTGTTGTTTTTGTTGTAAACTTCACCATGCTCACTACTAAAGTCTAATCTCCATACTGTATGTAGTCCTTGATACTGTTTTCCAAAGCCATAATCAGCTACATCTTGTGTCATGTAAGTGGATATCTTTGGTTCCAAGGGCTGACTGCGCAAGCTGATACACTGTAGCAGTGTGTTTAAATTCTGTTGCTGATAGTATTGTGTGCTGTCAATATTGCTGCTTTTGGTTTCGCCGCTTTGTGTGATGTCTACCAGTGTGTATGCTGTGTAGTTTTGTGTCATACTAGGCTACGTCCAAAAGCTCTACCCAATTGAAAACTTCCAACAGTTGCAGCACCCAGTGCGGCAGCTTTGGCTAGTGTATCAACTCCTCTGGCTTTTGGTTGTTCAGCATTGTGAGCATTGCGTATTTCCAGTCCTTGTGATCTAGCCATGTCTCTGATGAAACTGTACAGTTCACTGCGCAAGGCTTTGGTTCTGAAAAATTGCAGCATGCGAGTAATCAACAGTTGTTTTTGCATACTGTTGAGTTTTTTCCAATCTTGTGCCAGTCTGCGCACACTGCGATAGTTTGAATTTTGAATATCCAATCCTCGCTCCAGTGTTAGGAAAAATGTTTGTGGACTGACAATTGGTCTACCAAATGCAATTTGCTGCAAGAACTGTCTAATCTTCATTTCTGGCAAATTGATTTTGGCTTGTTGTACTTGATCTTTGTCTGTAGCAGTACTGGTACCTTGTTTGAGGCTGTTGAGTGCCATGTATAGATCAGTACCGCTTTGTCTATAGTTATTGAAATTGCCGTACATCATGGTACGCTTGGCATAGCCTTGTGCTGCTGGAGCAAAGTCATATTCTTGACTTAGGATATACAGTGCCATCATGTTCATAAATGCAAAGTCAGCCATGTCTCTGTTGCTGGTTCCCTCAACACGATTTTTGGTTCTAAACATTTTGCTTTCAGTGATCTCAGTTCCAATAAAACCAAGATTCAGACCTTTTTTGTCCTCGGTCATGCTGTGACCTCCGTACATTTCTGCGTATTGTTTTGCTGTATACTTTTCCATACTAGTATTTACCTTAGTTGGGTGTCCAGCGATGACGTGGCACCAATTTGATTTTGTCTCTGGTGGCAACGTATCCTTCGCCACCTTGTTCACCTTTGGTTGTTGCTTTAACATCAGCACCGGCACTGTCCAATTGATCAATGATGTCGTTTTTGGCTGTTTGTATTTTAACAATCAATTCCAATATAGCATTCAATCCTTGTGTGTCACTGGCCATCAGTTTGGCTTGCTGTCCTTGACTGACTTTGCTTTGCTTGAGCCAATCAAAGAAACCCGATTGTAGTTGAGCCAACTTGCCCATTTTGGTCATTTGGTTAACATAGTTGTACAGTATTGCACTTTTGTTGCTGAGACCTTTTTCAGGTGCTAGCCAAGCATCTATTTTTTGTGCATTTGCATTTGCAGTGTTGACAATGTCCTGCACTACACCTGTGTCAACTTTGGGTTGATGTGTCACATAAGTTTGACCTAATACAACCAAGTCATTGCTGTTCAAACTTTTTGTGTCTTTGATTGGAGTTCCTTGCTTGTCTCCAAATGCATCGTGATAGGTGTGTACTACTACACCCACTTTACTGCCCGCTATACGCTTGCCTAGCGGGCTGTTAGGGTCAACTGTGTATGTGACTTTGTTGGGTGTAAACTGTAGCCCTGCTGATGTACTAGCAACAGGTTTGCGTGGTGTGTACAGCAAATCTCCATACACATATCCTCGCATGTCTGCTGGTGTGTTGGCTTCTAGTATGTCAAACACACCTGCCATTTCACCTGCGAAATCTTTGCGCCACTCTTCGCCTTGCCCCGTGTTCATAATAAAATCTGCAAGTGCTCCACTGCTGGTTGTTTTATTTTTGCCCCAACCATTTTTGCCTGTCATTACAAATGTACCGTCTGGCTCTCTGCCCCAGAATATTGTGGGGTTGCCATCCCATTTGATGCTGACATCTTTTGAATCTTGTCCCAGTCTTTGCAGTATACTTGCCGCTTGGAGTGCGCCTTTGCTGCCGTCAAAACTAACAAGGTCTTCAAGATGGTTATAATCTCTACCTTTTTGTGCAGCTTCAGTTAAAAAATGACGGGCTCTCATTAGTCAAGTTCTTTCCAATTTGGATCGTTGCGAAGATCAGCAAGTAGTGCATCACCTGCTTCTTTGCCCAACGCTGCCAGTATCTGTTCAACGCTGCCAATATCTTTTCCTGTGGCATTTGGGCCTAGTAGTGTACGTGCTACTTCGTCAATGTTATTGGTAATAAGATCAGCTTTCTTACCGTTAGCATCTCTGCTGAACAATCCTTGGTAAGGACTCCACAGCATGTTTTTGCTTTTAGCAATGTTTGCTAGTGCGATTTGTTTGTTCACACCTTTCCATTTACTGCCAGCTGGTATGCTGTGTGTATGGAATTTTGCTGCATTTTCTGCATTGGGTACAACCATGATATCCACTTGATGTGTGTGATCACCCATTGGTACTTCCACATGCACACTGGTTCCACTTTGTGCAGTGTTCAGTCCTGCTAGGTCAAACACTTGACGCAGTTTTTGTCTAATAACTTTGTCTGGTTGATCCTGCATGTTGAAGTGTTGTTTGAGTTGATCCACATCAACAATCATATCCAAGTCTCCGCTGACTTTGCCTGGAGTTGGTGTTGCACCACTGCCAATGGGGATTGCTTTGCTGCTGGTTTTTGCCAGCACACTGTTGATAGTTTTCATGATGTCAGGGATCATCTTGTGATCAAAACTCACACTATTGGGAAATATGTTGCCGCCCTCTTTGAATAGGCTGCGTCCTCTGATTCTGTCTATGCGGCTACCACGTTTTCTACGTCTTTTAGTCCCGCCCAGTATGTCTGCTATCTTCAACTTTACTAATCCCTCTTTGAAACTTGCGTGGATCTTTGGTACGTATGCTGTTGATCAAACGCTTGTTTAAGTCAGCGGCTGTTTCAACATCAAAACTTTCGTTAATCAAATTGATCAAGTTTATTGCTGTCACAATCACTTGTTGCGCATTTGATTCCACAATATGTTTTTTGTCACGCTTGGGTGACATAGCATTAATTTCTTCCAATAATGATCTTGTTTTACGCTTCATCTTAGTAGTATTTAGTAAATATTGTTGCTGGAGCATTGGTGATCAGCACTTATGGCAGTTGCAGAGGTTTTGATTCTCAACATAGGACCCGTTAACAATAAGAGCATATAATCATCAATGGCAATGCAAACACACAGTACAGGCTCAACATAGGCTCATATTAATGACTCATTTATATCAGTGTTTGTGGTTCAGAATCATATATAGATATAGATAAGGTAAATGACACCTTTGCTTCAGCATCATAAAAAGTACTCAAAGTTTTGACAGTCACTGTGTTTTGCTATAAATTTTGCACCGTTGCTGATGTGAAACTTACGTGCCATCTCTGTTAGAGGACTCAGTGTCACATATCTTTTGATCCAAGGTCTGGTCTTTTTGATGTGTGCTGCTACACCATTTACTATTTCCCCCCTGCTCCTCGGTCATAACTCCACACAGTGTAGAACACCGCATTGTCCATGCCTGGCCATTTCATGTCTTGTTCTCTGGTGGGTACTTCATCCATATAGGACACACAAATCATTGCTGCAATGTTGTTGTCACGTTCCAGTACATATACTTCTCTGCCCTGTCGTGATCTCCAATCTGCACTGATGTGTGGTCTTACGGGATCGTTTTTTACATGTGTTTGAATTTCTTGTGGTGTTGCTAGTCTAATCACTACTCGCTCTTTCTCAACAGACTTTTAAGTCTATCTGTTGCCTGTACTTGTGGATCTGCATCCATGTTGTTTTCTGTTATACTTTCACCTGCTGGTGCTACAGTGCTTTTGGTTTTTAGTTTTTGATAGATGCTGGTCACTGCCCCATCATCCTGTTGTTCATCTTCATCCAAGTCTGTGATGCGCAAACTCTCCATGTTGAATGCCAAATCTAGTTTTTGTCCAACACCGCTACTCGAACGTGTTTTCATAAACTGTATCTGCACTCTGCCACGCTCACGCATTGCTCTACTGCTGAAAATACCAATCAAGTTATCTGCTGTGTTGATCTTACTAATACCACCTGCAATGTGGCTGTGGTCAAATTCAATTTCGTCAACTGCGCTTCTGTTCAACTGCGATGCTGTCACAAACAGCACATTCAATTCAATAGCCAAGTTGCGCAGTTCTTCACTCACAAACTTGTCTTTGATAAACTGATCGTTTGGACTTACTTTTGCACTAACTGGCATCATAAGATCCAAGTAGTCTACAAACAGTGCATCCACTTTGATATTGTTTTGTATTTGAAACTCTTTAAGATACGCTTTGATGTCATTTACATTACAGCCGTTTTTCATCTGCACCACTTGCAGTCTGCCAGCTTTCTTACTGGCCATCTTAACTCTCAGTGCTACATCGTCACTGTTCTTCATAACGTCCTTGGTTCCCATGCCTGTGAGCATGGCATCCAATCTCATACTACACAGTTCTTCACTGAGTTCCAAACTGATGTACACACAGTTTTTGCCTTGCAATGCCCAATTCAATGCCAAGTTTTGCATGAACAAACTTTTACCACTACCACTACCACCTGCAAAGATGTTTAGCTCTCCTAGATTGAAACCACCATACAAGAATCTGTCAAATGTTTCCCAACCTGTGCTGTTTTGTCCTCTACTGTCTTTGATCTTTTGAATACGTCCTAGCGGATCTTCCCAATAGTTTGTGCCAAAGTCTTTGGCCAATCCAATTTCTGTAGCAGCTTTGATAAGTCCTTCAACAGTGTTGTATTCTTTGCGTTCCAGTTTGTCAGCACTTTGTAAAATTGCTGCTTCCAACGCTTTGTGTCTACAGAACTGTTCAAAGTTATCCATAAACCATTCTTTGTGTTCTTCGCTGACACGTTCTTTTACATCCTGTACTTCAACTCCTCCCACTGCTCGTACCTGTTCAAGCATGGGAACATCTCCATATTCTTCAACATGCTTTTGCACAAAGTCCACAGTGTCTCTGAATTGTCTGTCAAAGTAGCTGCTTTTGAGAATAGCATTACAGCGCACAAACAAGTCCTTGTCTGCCAACAAGAACTCCAAATATAATTTTTGCAAGTCTGCACTGTAATCTTCACTCATTCATCTCTCCTTTAAGTTTCTTTGTAATATACTCTTCTCTGGTATATATCAAAGTCCAACTGCTGTTCTTTTTTGGCACGGCGCCCTGTGCATCCATTTTTATAGCGTATTCCCAATAGTGTGTCAACCAAATTCGTTGATTGGTTATATCGCTGCGTTTTGGTAGCCAGGCAAATCGTTTAATCCATTCAGCTTCTAAATTGCTGTAAACTCCAATTGGTTTCATTTTGTTTGCACGCCTATAAAATTCATCGTCACGGATATTGTAATCATCTACAACGGGATTTTGCAAGTATTTTGATTTTCGTCCCTGATGTCTCAACACTTTCTAATATACTCCTCACTGTAAACAATCTGCCATAGCGTTCTACTGCATCGCTAGCATCTTTTATATCATCTTCCCATTCAGGAAAACTAACTGCCCACCCACGTTTTACGGCTGTGTTGACTGTGTCCATAC